GTAGTGATCCCGAAGTTTCTTCGGGGACTCTACCTACTGGTTTTTCACGAGAGCGGCTGTCTGAGGGAAGATTACAGCTCCGAGGCGATCTTCTTTCTGCGTCAGCTATGCTACGCAGCTAAGAAGACTCGCATCGACTGTAGTGTCGACAAGGTTGAGGACGAAGTCCTCAAACTAATCGCCACTGACGCGGAGCTACCAGAACCGGAAGGTTACTGGAGTGCTTCGACCCAGTCCGAACTCACGGCTGAGCATCCTTATCGTGGTTTTGATAAGTCTGTCCAGCTAAGGGCTAGAACTGTCAGTCTTCTTGACCCGCTTCGGGCCAAGGACGCGTCGATTTTCCTGATGAATATGGACACTGTGTCCGCATTCATCACCACCACATTGGGATCATATGATCCTAAGCAATGGAGGTTCAGACATGGCCCTGGTGCTATTGCAGAGTCTGTTGGTCCTACCAATAAGTATTATTGGTCGAACTGGTCAGATACTCTGGAATTTGAGTACCCACTTGCCGACTGTGGATTTCACAGTTTTAGCTCGTGGGCAGACAGATGCGGCAGGTCGGACGAGATTCCTTCAATGGAACCTTCGTCTCGGCTTGTCGCAGTCCCGAAAACCTTCTCGGCCCCGCGGCTTATCGCCGCGGAACCGAGTGAACACCAGTGGTGCCAGCAAAATATCTGGCACTACTTCTGTGGTCGTTCGGAGAAAACCTGGATAGGCGAGTTTGTTCGTTTTCACGATCAAACGCTGAACCAGGAGCTCTGTACGAAAGGATCTCGTGATGGTTCGCTCGCTACTTTGGACTTGTCCGAAGCTAGCGATCGAGTCACCTGTCACGTCGTAGGTCAGTTCTTTAGGAGTAATCCTAAGCTACTGAGTTGCCTACGTTCGTCTCGGACCCGTAGTTTCTCCCAGAAGCTGACGCCAAAGGCGCCGGCGACTGTGAGATTGAGAAAATTCTCAACTATGGGTAGCGCCTGTACCTTCCCGG